ACGCCGAAGGACGGGACTTCTGCGCCGTTCTTGACAGTGCCGCTGATGTACTGGAGGACGTTCTGACGGGTCGGGTTGACCGAGCCTGCGGCATACTGCTTGGACTGCCACCAGGTGTAGGTCGAGCGATCAATGTTGCCGTAGTTACCGGCAGCAGGGTTGCTATTCGAGATAGCGCCCGGCAGACCGATAAACTGCTGCGAGTTGGTCGTATTGTTGTACAGGGCCGTAGCCATTGCGTCCATCATTACGTTGGTCGCATCGTTCATACGGGCTTCGATCAGCGGGATGACCGCGTGATCTTGCTGAACCGCACCTTCCATTCCGAGGAACGGAACCGGGCAGATCATCAGCTTCAGGTTGAATTCAGCGTTGTACGCGCCTTGCTGAACGCTAGGCTGGGCAAACGAGCCGCTGTAGTCAGACCATTGAGCATTGACAAACTGCGCTCCCTGGACGGGAACGGTTACAGATGAAACACCGCCCGAGGCTTGCTGACTGTTGGCAATCAGTGCCGCCATGAGAGGTGTGCTGTTGTAAAGCTGAACAACCAGTTTCGGGATAAACGCACGCCGAGTGACGTAAGTCAGTTCGGTGTATTGGGTCGAACCCGAAGCCGGAAGAATACCGCCGCCGATAGGCATGGTTCATCTCCGAGAAAAAAATATCCCCTGTACTACTTAAATACCAATGGGTCGCGGGTTTTTCCGCAACTCATTGAGTGCTTTTGCTGCTTCATCCCGTGCGCCTTGCACAGGATTTTTCCAATACTTGCCCAAATCAAACTTGGTCATGGGATTCGGGTTGTAGCCGGACGGCGTGGGTTGAGCAGACTGTTTCATCCACTGCCAATACTCGGCTGCTGTTTCGTGGTTGGTCATGCCTTTTTCCAGCATGAGTTTTTCCACTTCAGCGATGTCCTCATCCCGTTCCACCAAGCCTTTGGATTTCAGCTTAGAACGGCGCTTCTCAAGTTCTTCAACGGCTTCTTTCTCTTGCCATTTGGAACGAAGTTCTTGATTTTCTTTCCGCATCATTTCCAAGGCGCTGTCGGTCTTATCCTCGATCTCCAGTTCAGGGATCGGCATATCCGGCTTTGCCTTCTTGGTCAGACGCAGAAAATCCTTGCGCGTGGCAGGATTCTCAGAAAGTTGACGAGCCAGCAGAGCCAGTTCGTCACGCGCTTCCATGCTCAAATCTTCAAGACTCATCTGTTATCCCCTTTGATAGTTAGATGACTTTGTGACCGGTCTGTGCGCTCGGCACTTTTTCCAGGGTCATGCGGTTCTTGGCATACTTGTTCGGGCCACTCAGTCCACCCATTTGCGAGAAGCGCGGGGTGTTGGTGATCTGACCGTTCTGCTGGTTGTTGTCAGTCGGGCGGCGCGGTTGAGACGCACCACGGGGTTTAAACAAGTCCATGATTACTCCTTACATTGCGGGGGGTTGAGGTGCGCCACCGGGAGCCATTCCCGGAATAGCGGGTGCTGCTGCCATTGCCTTGCCCTCTGGCGTTGCACCACCAGCCTGCGGCAAGTTCTGAAGCATCTGCATGATTTCGGCGTTCTGCAATTCCTTGGCCTTTTCTTTCTTGCCACCAAGGATGCCTGACAGTGAGCGCAGGACTGCAAGAGCCTTCATGCCTTCAGGCGATTCGGAACCGAATGCCGGAAGTGCTTGTTCAATCAAGTCCATCGCCATGGAGAGGTTAATCATCGCCCCTTCACGGTTTCCCATCTTGGGTTCAGGCGTGGACATCGGAGCAGCCATGGGCGGGGTTTCAACGTCAGACTGCGATCCCATCTCCATATCAGCATCTGCGCCGGGCGTAGGGCCAGCGGCAGGCGTAGGCGCTCCGCGCTGTCCCTTAATCATTTCCATCAATTTGTCTGACGGTACGCTCATGGTTAATCCCTAAATTGTGCGAATAGTGGCAAGCACTTACTAACTTGTCAAGTCAAAAAAATGGGGGCTATATTTTTCCACCCGCCCCGCAAGGGTAGACCCTTTTGGGGAATTACTTGCGAGCCTTACGGCCTTTGCGAGCTTTACGCATGATTCACTCCTAACTACAGAGGAGGCGATCTATTTGAAAGGGAAGAAAGCCACACCCTATTCCTTACGGAATTCTTACCGACGAGTCTTGCGGGTACGCTTCATTTTCTTGTACATGGTGTACTCCTAGTAACTACGAGTTGAGGAACGTCCATCAGACCGGGGTGTACTCCGGCTGGCATAGTTTTTACCACCCTGCACACGGTATTGCAAGGAAGGTTCCTGCCTAGACAACGATTTCGTGTCTACGCGAGGCTGGTCAGCTTTGGGTTGCGTGTTGCCCTGGTTCATTCTCCACCTACCGCTTTCAGGTCTGGTTTGCCGCCACCCTTCTCAGGCTTGGGCTGGGCCGCTTGCTGCGCCGCAGCAGCAGCTTGCTTTTCTTCCATCTTCTTGAGGCGCTCTTTCAGTTCCTGCTTCATGGGCGGTTCCAGCAGGTCGAGCAAGGATTCCTTGTCGATGGCTTGAGCCTTGAACAGGTTGAACGCCAGTTGGCGCAAGTCCTCGGTGAAGATCGGGCTGTTGCTATGCGCGTCCACCTTGACCGTGAAATCGCCGGTAAATTGCTCGGCAACAAACGGCACGTTCTCGGTGTCCTTGAAGTGCGTACCATCGTATGCTTGCATCAGCTTCAGGTACAGCGTGGCTACCTTTTCCAGCGCATCCTCGACTACGAGGGCGCGTTTCTTGGCGCGGCTGGAACCTAGGCGGGCAAGCTGGCTAGCGTGTCCGGCAGACCGGACTCCCGATTCACCCTTGCCCTGTAAGACGTTGCCAATACCGGAGGCTTCTTCAAACATCCGGTCTACCTCGCGGATAGACTCATACAGGTCTGGCGGGATAGTGGGCGCTAACTTCTCAACCTTGGCATTGGGCATATCCGTGGACAGCAAGCCGCCAGCACGGTTGAGCGCAAAGTTCTTTTCATCCAGGATGCCGGAGAAGCCCATCAGGGCGGTCGGCGGGGCAACCTGCTTGGACAGCAAGTCCAGAATCTCGTTCATCCGGTTGTTACGCAGTAGCTGCAAATTGATGAGCCGCTGGCACTCGGACTGACCCCAGAAATAATCGTACTGAGCATTCGGGCAAATCTGAATGAAAGGCAGTTCGCCTTTCAGGAACACGGATGCGCCGGGACGGTCATAGATCACGGTATCCGGGTTTGCCATGGTGATTACTTGGTAGTCCATGGTTTCGTCGTTCCACAACCACAGTTCGCGCATCTCCACGGTGTCCTCGGCAACCGAAGCCTTGTAGCGGTTGTAACCGTACAGATCAAGGTTGATGTTACCCATCATGGTGGGATTGCTGCTGGACAGCACGATGCGGTCTACGCCGTTCGGGACATCCGAGATCGGCGCGTTGTAGCTGGCAGTGATGCGCTTGAGAATTTCGTCGCGCTTGGGGTGACTGTACAGACGCGCCATCAGTTCCGACTTGGTAATGTAGTACGTCTGTACTAGCGCCTCTTGTCGGTCGAGGTAGGGCGAATCTTCGCGCAGCACACCCATCGCGCCCGGCTCCACCATGTACGGGTGGATGCCATTGTTGTAGATCAGCTTGATGAAGGTCGAGTTGTAGACCAGTGACCAAGTGAGCGCGGTGCTGAATACTTGGTCGCAGTTGCTGTTGAGCCACTCATCATTGAGCGCCTGGGTCAGCACGGGAATCTTGCGATGTTCCTGACTGGGGACAGACGCGCCCAGGTTGATACTGAAGCGCGTTGTCTCTGCCGAGTAGAGGAACGAGGTTAGCTGGTCAAGGTGCGGATAGATTTTGTTGTAGATAGCAGGCACATCATCCGGGCCTGCGCCAAACAAATAATACGAGCGCAGGTTCGTATAGTCGGGCTTGCGTTCATCGCGGGACACCAGGCACTTCGCCATGATGTCCAGATAGAACGCTTCCCTCTCAAGTGCTTTGCTAGGTATCCGCATTATTTCTTGATCGCCAGGTTCTCATGGTCGGCTGTATAACTCGCAGCGCGTGGGCCTGTCAAGTTCCCCGCATCCTTGGGGTTCATGCCCACTGGTTCGCCTTTGATGGATTGTACGGCCTTTCCTGACAGGATGGACTGCATATTTAGCCCCTTCATGCCGCCACCCCAGATCGCCGCATCCCCAGGCCGACCCTCTTGCACCTGTTGCGCCGCAGCAACCTCTGGAGGAACCTCGGCATTTTGGCGGGTGTAGTACCCGGCCTGGCTGTCACCCTCTCGCGTGGACTTGATGTTGGTCATGTTGAAGTCCATGGCAAGCTGTTTCAGGTTCTTGTCGCTGCCTTTGGTCTTGTCGCTCATAAATCCGGGGGCTTGCAGGTGGACAATCATCACGCCCTCCTCGCATCCTTCCGGGCAAATAGCGGCATACGCCTCAAAGTAGCCGTGTTCCGGGCATTTATAGTCATGCAGTATGCGTGGCATCGTTATCTCCTTAATTGTTCATCAATATCAAGATTAGAGTAGTCAGCCTTGTTTTTAAGGCCAATTTTCAGCTTTATTTGCCCGTTTTGCACCTCTAAACCCATAGAACGGGCCACTCTGGGCTTGGGTTCCTTGCGATATTGGACGAATCGGGTCTGGTCACGGTTCATCATTACCGCCACTTCGCCCCGCAGCCAGGATTGATACCCCTTGGAAACCCGGCGCTGAATGTACTCGGTGAGGGGTTCTTCCTCACGGATGAACACCAGGCGCAGGATAGCCACGGATACGCCGCACAGATCGGCAAACAGGGGGATGCTGATACCCCGATTCCGGTCTGCCAAGAACCGTTTGATGGTTCGTTTTAACTCTTGACGGGGGATGACTGGTTGCATGGCAAGGTCTTTTCCTTTTGCAAAACAAAGCAGTAGAAGGTTTCCCTCATGGTTTTTCCCTCTGCCTGCAAGTCAAACACGACTTGACGGTAATCTTTAAGGGCAAAGCCAGCACGGGTGAACAGGTTGACCCACATCCGATCCCCAAGGATAGAAAAATGGTTGGGATTGCCTTCATGTACCCGGTCGCAGTTAGGCGCAGGAACTTCGACGTACAGAAAGCCGCCGTCTTTGAGCGCCCGATTAAATTCAATCAAGGTGAACAGCGGGTAGGGGCTGTGTTCCAGGGCGTGTCTGCACCAGACCAGATCAATGGACGAGTCAAGCACGGACAGGTCAGAGAAATCTTCCCGCATGGCGGGGAAACCCTTGGCTTCGCAGGCAGCAACGTCCTCCAGGCTGTAGGTGATGCCACACTGCTTCAGAAAGCCTCTCTGCGCCATTTCCTGCATGAACGCACCCTGACCGCAACCAACGTCTAGGATGGCGCTGGTGTACTCCAGCTTCATGGCAGGCACAAAGGTGTCGATGGCCTGTTGAATCAACGGGGTATGGAAGTTGGGGGTATCGGGTTCCGAATAGATCGTGTTGTAAACAAAATCCTGATACTTTGTAAACTTATCCTGGTTCATTGAAAACCTATCCTTTTCAAGTAGTCACCTACGGTTCGCTGGCTGATGTCACCGATTGCGCCGTTGTCCTGCTTGGGTTCTAGCTTCTTGGAACGGTCACGGGTCAAACGCATCTGGATGAGGCGGGGTTGCACCTGCTCGGCAAAGGCAGCGCAGGCTAGCGCCGAGGCAATCACCCGGTCATCCTTGTTCCTGCCGGAAGCCTCAATGCTTGCGCCGTCACGGATGATGGTTTTCATTTCCTCGATGGTGTCGATGGACAGGACTTCCATCATGCCGCGCTCGAAGTAGTCCTTCATGTAGGACAGCATCCGTTCCTTGGTCTGGCTTGTAGTCTGCCAGCCAATGCTGTTGCTAATGCCGCCCATGTTGTCGTTGCGCCGCCAGAGGTAGTTAGTCATGTGCGACAGAACATCCATCAGGTCACGGCCTCGCTGACCTTCCAGCATGGACGCTTGCCTCTTGAGGTTTCTTAATTCATTGATGACCGCCTGCCCTGGCCCATTGATTTCGAGGTTGAGAGTGGAGTTTTTGTAAGCGCCAGCAATGTGAGCGATGGCCCAAGCAAACTGGTAGGTGTTCATTTCGCTGGTAGCAAATTCCAGCACCTGCTCTAGGCCGTCAGCGTAGGCGCGGTAGACCTGGATGCAGAAGCGGTCAGCCCAATCGGACGAACCGTAGGCCGGGTCAGCACCGATGACGTAGTAGGCAGAGTCAACTGGCTCCTCCCAGACCTTCAAGCTGGCAAGGCGCTCGGTAGACTTCATGCACTCGGTGTCGGTGAAGTTTGCACCCATGCTGTAGCGGTAGTAGTCCGGCAGCAGCTTCTTGGCATTCTTCATCGCGTCCGTACACCGGGCGTTGCTGAAGTAGGAAGTGCCGGTCATCACGAAGGCATAGTCCTCGGTGGGCGGGAATTCCTGATACATCAGCGCATCGTCCTTGATGCCTTCATGCAGCTTCCAGCGCCACCAGGCCATCTGACGGGAATTGATCTCGACGTTGTAGAGTTTCTTGATGTCGCGTGTCCACTCCCGTTCTTCCGGAGTCAGCTTGCCATCCCAGTAGACTTTGTAGGTCTGGGTGTCGGCTCCCAGGGAGTAGAACTGGTTACGCCACCAGCCGCAGAAGATTGCCCGTTGCGTCTTGGCACGTTTGGCGGTGACGTACATATCGTGGAACATATTGAAACCCTGGGCGGTACTCTCAAACATATAGAGGCGTTCAGGGTTCGTTTCAGCCAAGGACGCTATCAGGGAGGCTAGGCCCTCCTCATTGCCCCAAGAGGCAGTCTCCGTGCCGTGCAGG